ATGATCTAACATCTTATATCTCTTATCACCTTGGGTAATTATATGTTGTTCTACCAAATACATACTGCAGATATAAATAGAATATTTTAAATACGCTATTTATATTGATGTTTTTAGGTGTAAAGTCGTATATAATCACCTATCTAATTTATTTTCCACGTTCATTTTCATGCAAAAATTTAAAAACGACCCTCATTATATCTCCAAAGTTCTCCACCTTAACCCACTCATTAGCCACTGCTCTAAGTACAGACGTTTCGTATGTTGGAACATTGTCTTCTTCAATCATCTTACAGGGAGCCAGAACTCCTTCGGTCGGCTTTAGTCCACGGTCATGCAGCTCGCAGAGACCGTCTGGCCGGCGGAATGCGCACCACCCGTCTTTCTCTGTCGGCTGGATCATCGCTATTGGTTTTTCCTTCACTGCAAGATACCCTACCATCCACATTGTTTCTTTTAACCTATCAGCGTATCCGGCATCTATGATAGCCTCTATGTCTTTTGGCGTACCAATACAAGGAACCTTACACATGTTCTTGCATTTATCACATGTACAAGGTTGCTCCCATCTATTATGATCTATGCCTACCAACTTCTTTATCCGTTCTACTTCCTCTTTCATGTCACACTTCTTTCGTTAGTTTATCATAATATGCTTTCAATTCCGGTGAAGCATATTCCATAAATGCCTCAAATAAACATGGTACTTCTACTATCGCGTATATAGCGCACCCTTTCATCGTTGAAAGCTGTTCAAGATCATTACTGTACAGGCACGTAACATAAGCACCTACATTAAATACATGTAAATCTATCCTTACGTATTCCATACATAAAGATAATGACTTAAACAAATCCTTTACATCATTCTTATCAAATAGTTCTACAAATTCTCTCAATTTCATCTTACTACCCTTTCCACGTGTTTAATTAATACTACTGCCATCCCTTTGCCGGTTTTTATCGCACATTCCGACCCTTTTATCCATTCTACACACCCTACATACTTTTCAGTAGCATGAAATCCGGGATTGTATTTTCCAGATGTACTGAACTCTACCGTATCCCCTACCTTCAGATCCTCAAAAGCAATAGCCCATGTGGTCCAAATTCTATCATGTCTTCCAGGCTGAATGGCTCCGATTACGCCTTTCTTACGACCGTTTTTTATTGCCTTTAGTATTATCTTTCTATCACCTTCAATAAGGCTGCAAAAACGCCCATAAAAGGTCAAATCAACCTGTTTTCCTCCTATTTCATCTCTTATTTTTGTTATTCTGTTCATTTTCTGATTTTGTTTTATTTTTTTCTTTGTTTTTTCTATCTTCTATAGAAGATGATAATAACATTATCTTTTCTATGTTACTTTTTGACTGTAAAAAAGAATCGCATTTCATTACTACTACGATCTTCTTAAGTTCTCCATTATCATACAGCGATACACGCATCATGTTTGGCACCTCGTCCACTATCAGACCTGGAGTAGTCTTAGCCATTTTACGTAGCTTATTATACTCCGGTCTTTCCATTTCCTCTGTTGATTACTCTATAGTATTTATCTTTATCCCCCTCTTCTAACTTCTCCAGATAGAAAATCCCATCATGCAAATGAGATAAGCAAAACCGGTATCCGTATTTCTGCGTTCTTCTTACATGATCCCGCAATCTTATTTCTTCACTTTTGTCTTGTACTTTGATCTTAATACTGTCTCCTTCTTTGATTGTGTATAAAATAGTTTGAATCTCTTCCTTTTTCATATTATAAAATAATTTAACGGCAGCACCTATACTCACGCACCACTACTGCCTTATGTTTAACAATTAAATACTTAACTCTTCAATGGTCAAGCCTTTCTCTTTTGCCCACTTTAACATCGCGCATAATTCTGTTTCCGATTTATATTTCGGATCACGCCACGCCCATCCGAATTTATCCAGGACATGATGATACAATTCGTCGGCCTTCGCTGTGTAAACGTCTTTGAATAAATATTCCGAACCTTCTGGTATAAGTGTTTCTATTGTTGCAAAATCAGAATACGACAAACATTCGTAAGCATGTCCTGTTATATCATTCCACGCTTTTTCGGCTTCAAATCCAAATTCTTTTACAAAAGCCAAAATTAGATACATATTTAATAATATTGTTACATCATATCCCGAATCCGACTTCTTTTCTATTATTTCCTTTTCAAATTCCTTTAAATCATCAGGTCCTAAAAAGATGTATCCTGATACTGACCGATTATTGGCTTCCGCATACTTCTTGCATTTATCATCATTGACAATCTTACCAATGTTAGATAACATCTTTTGCCTCCATTCATCACAAAATTCTACCTCCACATTCATCCAATCAGTATAATAATTGTATTCTCTCGGATGTCCGACCGATGTTACCTTTATGTTATTCACGCCATATCCGTAAAGGCGTTCACTTACCTCATTCGCCCATTCCTGTACAAAAGGAATAAACTTATTGCAATAAGAATCAAAATCAAAATCCGATTCTTCCTCATATTCCGGCATCTCTTCATAATCCTGTTCAAAGAAATAGCGAGGATCTGCTATTGTTTCATAGAAACTTACGTTAATGAAACAAAACTCGTTGGTTGTCGTTTTTAATATCATAGCTTTTTGTATTTACGTACATTTTTCTTGCCATAGAATCTACACATGGCACGAATCTGACTATAAAATACTTTTGTCCTCCTGGCCTCAAAGTATTTAAACATCTCTTCATTCCCTGTTTCCCACACGTAATCCGTTTGAGAACTCATGCGATCTTTCTCCTTGCGTGAATAATGGTAATATGATACCATAACACGTTTCATACCATTCTTTACAGGTACGATATTTACGTCTATACTATTCTCTGTCATATTATTATTGTTTTATGTTATTTAATGGTAATACTGATCCCATTTATGTGTCAGATGATAATTAAACATTATATTTGCCCTGTCTTGCGACCTCGGAAGGGCATTTCCGAGTTGGAAAGTACGGGTGATTCCAACGATTGTAAAACCGGGGGTTCCGTACGTTTGTATCCAAGAATCCCGTTTGCTTTAGCGATGGGAGTATGTCAAGCATTATACAAATACAAAGAGCGCATACCTTCACAGGCCGGCGCTCCTTTCAATAAAAATGAAAAAAACTAATATTACATAAACATATTGTTTTCTACTCTTTATTACAATACTTTTGTTCCGCAATTATTATATCTTCCATACTCTTTTTTCGTATCATTCAAAATTTCAAAAACCATCTTCTTATGATCTTTGTTTGGCAACTTGTCTTTAATAGCCGATATTACACCAGCTATAGACGTAAAGCCTGAATCCGTTATTGAACATAGTAATAATCCCCTGTCATCGCTGGTGCTTATCGCTGACGCCTTTATAATATCATTCTTATATATTCTCATAACTTTTTTGTTTTATTGTTTGTGAGATGCCCAGAATCGAACCAGGACCGGTACATACATGCCGGCACGCCGCGTCATCCCCCTATATGATACAGAAATAGGCATGCCTATCCTCACGAACCGACATGCCAAAACCCAAAACTTAATTTGATGAATAAAATAGATTAACAAAAATACTATTCTAATTGGCGATTATATACTATTTTACACCATACATGTTGTAAAACATACATATGTTATTTAATTTCATATTCTTCTTTTCTAACTTTGTTTTACTCAATCGAATCAATAAGTCCCTTGTTTCGGACAAGACGGTTGAGTAAAAGAGGTCTTTGATATAAGGTTCCATCTTGAAAACGTAAGATGGGTAAAATCAAAAACGTTTTTGGTAAAAGAATCCGGCGATCTCACTTTTGAGCAACCGGTAGAGGGTATTGGTGATACCCAGTATGAAGTTTCATACAAATGTATATTGTTTTACGCTTTTGTGTAAAGTGGTATATAATCACCTTCTAATTCTTTTATAATATCTTTCACAATATTCAGCCTTACCTCCTTCGTTTCTGGACTAAGACAACCAAACCATCCATATATCCTCCATATTTCCTCTGGTTCTGTAGCCATACTTCTCCTTGCCCTCAATTCCGGGAAATATATTCTCACCATTTCGTCTAAACTCATAATTTCTATTTCTTTATGTTTTTTGAAAAAATAAAATACTACATTTTTTAATGCAATGCATATGTATTCCCCATTCTCTGACCTATCGATTATATCATATACTTGTTTCCATATAAATAATCTTTCTTCTTTTGTAAACATATCCTTCTTCATTTTTGTGGTATCATTTGACTGAATGCAGACTTTTCCATATACACAATACTATGCTCCTTTCCAAACATTTTCTTTGCCACCCCTTTCTTTATCGCACAATATCTTCCTGTACGATACGGATTCTTTTGATCTGAACCATCTTCAACCTCGATAATAAAACAACCACCATCATCTATTATCTTTTTGCAATCGTCACATACTCCGCCCGTACATATATGATGCGGCGCCTGACCTTTGATGTTATTCCCTAATAAAGCAATCCCCATCTCTTCGCCACATATCATGCAGACTTCTATAGACGGATTCAATCCGTGCTCTGGGTGTAATGTGATACCATCTTTCATTTTCTTTCCTCCTTTGTTTTTAATGTTGTGTGAGATCGCCGGAATCGAACCGACCTGCTGCACCATGAATCCCATAAAGCAAACGCTCCGATCTTCGCAGACGGGAGCGTTCTGTCTAAAGCATAAGAAAATTAATGAAGAAAATTTTTCTCACTTACGCCATAGCATCTAAAATAGCTATCAGCACTATTTCTATGACAAACATAATAGAAAATATCTTAAATGCCTTTTTCATATCGCTATCTCCTCCTTTTTATTTTTTTTTAGTTCCACAATAAACTGTTCCGGCTCTGCTCCGACCTACGTTCCACCTACAACCGCAGGCCTTAGCCCAAGGCGCCGCCTACTCCCCCTCTATGGCAGCCTGTTCGTACCTACAAATCCGGTCTCCATCTACACAACTAACACTACGCGATAACAAACATTTATCCTTATAACAATCATAAAAAATACACCTCTCACAACCGTAATCCTTAACGTCTACACAGCTAACTACCTTAGCATATACTATACCATCACTGCCTTCTATTCCTTTCACCCCAAAAATAGAACCTTCTACTTCTTTACTCAAATCTAAATCGGGTGCAAAATCATATACGTTCATACCATCCATATTTTAATTGTTAAACATTCCTCTTAAAAAAAAATACTCACATAATGCAGTCCTTAGCCCTTAATCTGTTGGAAGGAACCTATGTAATGCTGTTTTAAGCTCCTGTTATACTTGATTTTGTGGAAATAATCCACATTATGCTGCTTTAAAGCACTGTAGGTCTTAATTTTGTGGGAAAACCTACAGAATACTGTTTTAAAACGCTTATCTATTGAATTTTGTTGGTAGGAAGTGCCCTCCCTCTCCCCCTCTCCAACTCCCGCTAATCCTCCGGCTTTCCGCATAGAACCTACGCCCTACCGCCTCACTACCGGCATACAGAGAGCGATACAAGCTTATACTCTGGCATGAAGTGTGGGGGATTTAGAGATAATATCATTCCATAGAGAGAATAGAGAGCCTTCAGCCCACGCCCTACCGCCTACTCCTCCTATCAAGATAGATATTTAAGCCTATAATCAAAGCCAACAAAGAAAAGCAAAAAACCATTACGATATTATACTGATCCGGTCCGTACTCCAACATAGAGCGAATACCAACCGACAGAAAATAAAAGTCAGCTACTAATAAAAACCACCACATAAAATAAAAAAAATACAATAAGTATGTCCGAAAATACGGGTATTATAAAACATAACTAATTGATAATCAAGCATACCTAATTTTTAAAAAAAATACAATAAGCCTAATTTTCAATCCATAGAGACGAAAAAGGCGGCATCCGACGCCCTATTTTGGGTCAGAAAACCGCCTAAAGTTTCGTTTTAGACCAATTTCAACGACATGATATAGACAAAATACCGGCATTATATCCAAACTATCCTATTTTAGTTTCGTTTTAGACCAATATAGCACACATCCGCCGTTCACTCTCAGAATATCTTACCCTTAAATAGAAAGGGTAGGATACGAAAATAGGGCTGCTCCGATATTCGGAACAACCCTATCCCTATTTAAATACTGTTTATGTTTTCTTTTACGTATGTTCGTGATGTATGGACTTTACGTTTGCATTTGTCCTTTCCTGTATCGGCATGATACGCTTCTTTGAGATCACGATACAACATAAATTCCCGATACGCTCTTTTCCGCTTTTCTTTAGCTTCTTTCCTGGACAGACCGCGGACGTCTACCATATAAGATTTAAATTTCCTTTCCATGTTATTATATTGTTTATAATTTAGAGGTTGCTCCGGAATCGAACCGGACACGCATTCCTATCCTATAGAGATTTTATGCTACAACCAACAGCCCGTAATTAGTACGTAGTTCTTGCGTACAGGCTCGTACTATGTTGTTATTATATTTTCCGTCTGCTACACTATTTCGCCACACATAACGGCATAGTGTCCTTGCGTTTTGATACGGCACGTCCCTACATGGTAGGCTACATGCTTGTACCCTGTAATTTAATCTACAGCCTTGTTCTATTTTTCGTGTAAGCAAGTAAGACACGTTTCGATCTGGATATAAACCTCGTACAACGGCATGTTTTCCAAACTGTAATCACATACCTAACATAACTACATTTATCCAATGTAGTACATGCAGTAATACCAGCCCTTTAATTGCCAACGGCAAGGGCAAAGGTATATCTATCTCCAATATGTAAAATAACTCTCTGTTTTGTCAGCTTCAGCCTAAAGCATACGCGGGACGTGCACCCACTGACAACGGCGTACAGGCGCGTTAAGGTACGCGCCGAACCTTTGGAGAGCTTAACGGCGCTCTCCGTGCCTTGTTACTGTTGTGTACTCTCATGTGCGAGGTATTCACCTACACATTTTGCAACGGTACGAATAGAATAAGATTTGATCTTAACAGCCACATAAGTAGCTTTGTACTCGTCTGTTTCTTTTATCAACCATTTAGTACTTTTTTTGGTCTCCAATGATTCGGCAGTAGTAAAACCAAATGCTTTATATTCGCTACCGTAAACTACATTCTCAGCGCACCAATCAGCCGTTTTGGCTTCAACTCCTTTTTCTTTGTCTACATTGGTATCTTTATACACTTTAGAGTATAAAGTAAACTTAACAAAGATATCATCTACTTTCGGTAACATCTGGCTACATACCGTCACCAGGCGTTTTTTATCTTTGGCGAGGGCTGCTACCTTTACAGCGTATTCTGCTGGTATTTCCAAAGCCTTGCAAATAGCCTTTAGATCAGATCCATTTGAAAATAGAGCGCCATACAATTTAACAGCGCCAACTAAATTTGCAGCATTTTCTTTGATAACAGCGTTTTGCAGCTTGTTTACATTTTTTTTCGTAATCATATCCCAATATATTTTAATTGTTAAACAAATGATATTCAAATTAATGACCCACAACGCGGGCAATTACAGATACATATATAGTTAGCCCAACGGGTACACTATATAGGTTCATCATGTTAACTTGCGATCTCTCTCGATCACGACGCAAATATACAACATTTATTGTTACTACAAATATATATGCTATCTTTTTTTTGTTAACTTGTATTAATTTCGATTCTATCATCTGATTATCAGCAATTTACAAAACATACAAGAGCAGTATTATACGCGTACATTAATATGTAGGATATATGCTTATTTAAGTGGCTTATAATCAATATGTTATAATAACACATTGATTATCAATAATTTAAATAAGTGGATGATAATCAGGCAGTTTGAAAGTTTGAGGTAAAAACGCGTTTCCGGTTTTCCAGCGAAGGGGGTGTGGGGGAGAAAACGCGTTTTGGGGGCGGGAGGTTCGTGATAGGTACCCCCTCTCTCCCATCACATAAACATTTTTTCATATCCCTCATCACATAAACCTTTTTTAGCTTCTCTCCTATCACATAAACATTTTTAATCTCTCTACCGTAACATAAACATTTTCACCTTTCTTCCTCATCACATAAAAAAAAGCAGGGAAGCCTATTTAGGACCTCCCTGCTTACTACAACCAACAATATTTTAAAATTACCTCACTTACTTTCCCATATTAATTTATCTCGTACTCTTCCTTTCTTTACTTCTTCACACTTTCCTGCCACCCATCCAACGAGGTAACAGAAAGGTTCTGATTTCATTACTTTTTCTCCTAAGAAATCAGCGCTACGTATTTAATAAAAATAAACCAATGACACAAGAGAATAAAAATAATCATATATTTGTCGGTATCTTAATCAATTAAAAAATAAATGTCATGGCAGAAATAAAAATAGGTTTTGTAACCTTCAATCC